TGCAATTACGTCCAATAATAGTTGACGAAAATATGACTATCCTGGGGGGTAATATGAGGCACAAAGCCTGTGTTGATATTGGAATGAAAGAGGTTTATGTTATCAAAGCAAATGAACTTACTCCTGCTCAACAAAGAGAATTTATCGTTAAAGATAATGTTGCATTTGGTGACTGGGATTGGGACGTATTAGCAAATGAGTGGAACAGCGTTCAATTAGAAGACTGGGGTATGGACAATTGGCAAAACATTGACGATCTAGAAACAAGTGACGAGTTTAGTTTGCCTGACGGAGACAAAGAGCCATTCCAACAGCAAACTTACACTTTGGCAGATGCACAAGTAGAGCAGATAAAAAACGCAATTTCAGACATTAAAAAAACAGAAGAGTATAAATACGTTGAAACTTTTGGAAACGAAAACAGTAATGGTAATGCACTTTATTTAATTGTATCACAATGGGCAGAGCAAAAGAAATAATAGTTAAAGTAATAAACTCCAAGGTAGCGAATGCCTTTGTTAAAAAACATCACTATTCTGGTAAAGTTGTAAATATGAGCAACTTACATTTTGGTTGTTTTCTAGACAATAGACTTCACGGAGTAATGAGTTATGGTTCGCCAATGGATAAAAGAAATGTTTTGCCTTTGGTTGACTCTGGAGTTGAGAATATGAATGAGCGTTGGAATGAGATGCTAGAACTAAACAGAATGGCGTTTGATGACTATTTACCAAAGTATTCAGAAAGCAGATGTATTGCTATTAGTATAAGATTAATTAAAAAAAACGCACCACAAATAAAATGGTTGTTAAGTTATTCAGATGCTACTCAATGTGGAGACGGAACAATATACAGAGCAAGTGGATTTAAGTTAACTCAAATAAATAAAAACGGAACAATCTACAAACTAGCTAATGGAGATATAGTAGCTAAAAGAGGAGATAGTAAATACAACTTTAAAGGTGCAGTTGCTTTGAAAGGTTTTCAAAATAGATACATTTACTTAATAGACAAATCTTGTAAAATTGTTTCAGAAATATTGCCATTTATCGAAATAGACAAACAAGGAGCAGGAATGTATAAAGGGAAAAAAATAACCCTCCAAGATCGAAGGGTTAAAGATTAGAGCGACAAGGTCGATACGAACGCCATTTCTTAACTGGTTGCCAAGTGTGTTACTTTTACACTATTGTCGCATTTAATTAGTAAAAATACAAAAAAATATTTGATAAAAAAAAATTAATAATAAAATAAATAAATGAGCGAACAAACCGAACACAATAAAAAGAAAATAATTGAAGCGTTAGAAAAATCTTTTGGTATCGTAACAACTGCTTGTAGAACTATTGGAATAGGTAGAACACAATTTTATCAATGGCTAAAAGATGACGCAGAATTTAAGAAAAAAGTTAATGATCTTCAAAATGTAACTCTAGATATGGCAGAGAGTCAATTACATAAACAAATATTAAAAGGAAATACAACTGCGACTATATTCTATTTAAAAACAAAAGGCAAAAAAAGAGGATATGTTGAACGCCAGGAAATTACAGGAGTTGACGGCGAAAATGTTTTTAGTATAAAGATTATAGATGACGGAAATACTGACAAATAAAGTTTACGGACATTTAGATAACTCTAAAAAAAAGATTGTAGTCGAGCAGGGTGGTACACGTTCTGGAAAAACCTACAATATTTTAATGTGGCTTATATTTTCATACTCTTATAATAATAAAGGAAAAACTATTACGATATGTCGGAAAACGTTTCCTGCTGTAAGAGCGACATCAATGAGGGACTTTTTTGAAATCTTAAAAGATTACGGAATTTATAGTCAGGAGTTCCATAACAAGTCAAGCAGTGAGTATTTTTTAAATGGCAATAGATTTGAATTTATATCCCTGGACCAGCCACAAAAGATTAGAGGGCGTAAAAGAGATTTGTTGTTTATCAACGAAGCAAACGAGTTGAATTTTGAAGATTGGCAACAATTGATTTTTAGAACATCAGAAAAAATTGTTATTGACTTTAATCCAAGTGAGGAGTTTCATTGGATCTATGACAAAGTTTTAACAAGAGACGATGTAGAGTTTTACCAAACCACTTACAAAGACAATCCTTTTTTAGATAAAACAATTATAGATGAAATAGAGCGTTTAAAAGATATTGACGAGAACTATTGGCGTGTTTATGGATTAGGAGAAAGAGGTGCATCACAGAGCCTTATTTTTAGATATAACACAGTTGTAGATATACCAAAGACTGCAACATTAATAGGTCGAGGACTTGACTTTGGATTTAGCAATGATCCAACAACGCTAGTAGAAACTTATATTGACGGTGACGATATGTTTTGTAGAGAAATTATTTATAGAACAGGAATGACAAACCAAGACATTGGTAATGAGTTTAAAAGAATAGGACTAGACAGACGTGATGAAGTTTGGTGTGATAGTGCAGAGCCAAAGAGTATAGAAGAAATACATCGAATGGGTTGGAATACAAAGCCTACTTACAAGGGAGCAATTAATCAAGGGATCGATATGATTAGACGCTACAGACTTAATGTAACCCAGGATAGTCTTAATATGATTAAGGAATTAAGAAACTACAAATACATTGAAGACAAAAACGGACAATTAACAAACAAACCTATTGATGCTTTTAACCACACGCTTGACGCATTGAGATATTCAATTGTGAATAAATTAGGCAGACCAAAGTATGGCACTTATGCTATAAGATAAAAAAAGTTATTAAAACTTTTGTATAACTATTTATTTATATTACATTTGAATGTTGGTAACAAAGCCAACTAATTTAAAAGACAAAATTATGATAGTAGTAAAATCCAATTCAAATATAGCTAAAATCCTAGCAGGTAAAACTAGAGGTTATCATCAATGGTATATTAGGCACATATTTAGTAATCGATCTCAATATAAAATCCAAGATTAATTTAAAAGAAATGAAAACAGAATTTGAAGTACTTGGATATAGTGTAGATGTTTATTACAAAAATAAATATTTTGGTTGCTATTCAATTGAAGAAAAAGATAGAGAATTAATAGGATATTACGGTCGCAAAAAAGAAATATTAAAAGAAACATTTACTTATAAAAACAAAAAGATTAAAGCAGGAGAAACTATAACAACAGAATGTTATCCAATTTGTGGAAATCTAAATAAATAATTTTAAAACACATTTATGAAAATATTAAATTTATACGCTTGTTTAGGTGGAAACAGATACAAGTGGAATGAAGTAAAGGAAGACATAGAGGTTACTGCTGTGGAATGGGACAAGGAACTTGCATCACTTTACCAGGAGAGGTTTCCTAACGACAAAGTTATAGTAGCAGATGCACATCAGTATTTGCTAGATCACTATAAAGAGTTTGATTTAATATGGAGCAGTCCACCTTGTCCAACTCATAGCAGATTAGTTCAGTCCAACAAAAATAAAATAAAAATGAAGTTTCCAGATATGAGATTGTATGAAGAAATTTTACTTTTAAAACATTTATACGAGGGTAAATACATTATAGAAAATGTGATTCCATATTATGAGCCACTAATTCCTGCACAAAAAAGACATAGACATTTATATTGGACTAACTTTAATTTGCCAAACATACTAACAAACAGAGACGTAAGAATCAGCACAGGATCAAACGAAGTTAGAAACTTATGTGAGTTTCACGATTACGATTTTTATAAATATAAAGGGAGTCAGCCAACTAATAAAATAGCTAGAAACCTGGTAGATTATGAAGCAGGTAAAACAATTTTTGAAACTGCACTAGGGATTATAAGAAGACAAGATATTAATCAAACAGAATTATTTTAAAAAAAAGATATTAAAAGTTTTGTATAACTAATAAAAGGAATTACATTTGAAGATCAATAACAATTTAAAAGACAAAAAGATGACACGAAACAACAAAATTGTAGAAGCAATACAACTAATAAAAGAAGCTAGAGAATTAGTAAGACAGGCGTTAGCAGGATCTGGAGACCTCGCAAACTTTGAAGCGTACGGATCTTATGGACTTAATCAAGCGTTAGGAGAGGGCAACCCTTATGACGATTCGTTACACTCACTGTTAAACGATATAGATCAGACTATTTACGAGCCAAGTGCAGGAGACGCACAAGAAGAAGCGTACATTAATGCTTATGTAGATTAGATATGAGAACACAAGCTGACACGTTAAGACAGGATATAAGGCAATTAGAGGTGCTTTTAACGACTGCAACCAGAAATAATGACATAACACTAGAGCGTAAAATTTACCACAAACTAGACATCTTAAAATCAACCTTAATAAATATAATGTAATGAGCAACAAGGTAAGAGAATTTTGTATATTAAAAACAGTTTCGCTACATTCAACAAATGGTGTAGTGCATTTACAAGCAGTAGGATATGATCCAGAGGACGGGTATATTGATATTGAGTGGGACGCAAGATCTTTGTTAGAAGATATTCCTAGCTTATACACTATGGTAAAACAAGCTATAAAAGAAGAAGATCAATACACAAAAAACAAATACAAAGAATTTAAAAAGAAATTGTAACAAAAAACAACAGACGTGTTGGAGTAGTGAATAAAAGAGACAACCTCAAAGAAGCTACTTAATTAGACCCTTGCAGAAATGTAGGGGTTTTTTTATTATCTTTATTTTTTAAAAACTTTTATTTAAAATCGTTATAGTGATATGGAGTACGAAATAAGAATACCAACTGAATTAAAAGATATTACGTTGATGCAGTATAAGGCATACGAGAAAGTAATACAAGCCAATGTAAACGACCAATATTCAGAGAAATTTATCAACACTAAAATGTTAGAAATCTTCTGCAATATTCCTTACGAGTATGCTAATAAGATGAAGCTAAATGACTTTGTAGAAATAGTTGACAAAATCAACGCAATGTTAATGCTTAAACCAGATTTAGTGCAGTCCTTTAAAATGGGAGATTCAGAGTTTGGTTTTATTCCAAACCTTGAAGAAATGACGTTTGGAGAGTATATTGACCTAGACAGTAATATTGGAGACCCAGAGAGGATTGAGTATGTAATGGCAGTTTTATACAGACCAATTAAACAAAGAGTAGGGGAAAGATATTCTATAAAAGAATACGAGCCAGAGTTGTTGCGAGAAGCAATGTTAAATATGCCAATGGACGCAGTAGTGAGTTCTATACTTTTTTTTTGGAATTTAGGGATCGACTGCACGAACGCTATGATGAACTTTTTGTCACCAAAGGAACAGGGATTGATACGTCAGCAGCAGGAGGATTTGCTAACAAGTGGGGTTGGACACAGTCAATTTACAAACTCGCTCAAAACGATATTACACGATTTGAAACTGTGACAAAATTAAATGTAAACTTTTGTTTAACAATGTTGGAGTTTAAAAAAGAAGAAACGGAACTAAACAGAAACGAAATAAAAAAAAATTTTAAGTAATGGCAGTAAATGAATTTCAAGGTGCGAGAAGTTACATCGATCTTATAGAAACGTTAAGAGATACTTGTTTAAACAACAAACTAATTTCAAGCGTATCTTTGGGTGATATTTCAGAGGTTGACCTGGATAAACAAACTATATTCCCACTAGCACACATAATGGTTAATACCGCAAAATTCAACAGCACAATAATAACGTACGACGTCAGCATCTTATTTATGGACATAGTACACTCTGACAGCACCGAAAATGAGGCAGTAATATACAATGACGATAACGAGAACTTCGTCCTTAATTCAATGCTAAATGCAGGAAACCACGTAACTGACGAATTTAATAGTGGAAGCCTTAATGACGGTAATACCAGAATAATGCGTGAGACTGTAACGGCAGAGCCTTTCAAAGATCGATTTGAGAATTTAGTTGCAGGTTGGGCGTTTAACTTTCAAGTAGAAACCAGAAACAATATAAACAGATGTCTTACTTAAAAAATGTAAACAAAGCATTAAGAGATTTCGGAAGAAATGTCATTTCAAAATCTAGGTCTAATTTAACTAGGAAAAAGAAAAACGTAAGTGGAGGCTTGTATAAGAACTTGACGTATAAAGTTAGAGAAGCAGGGAGCAGTGTTTATGTAATTTTTGATTTAGGTAAATACGGAAATTTTGTAGACAAAGGAGTAAGGGGAGCAGACCCTAAAATAATAGACAAGTGGACAAAAGGAAGATTAACAGGAAAACAAAAAGCACCGTTAAGTCCTTATAGTTTTAAAACTAAATACCCACCAGCAAAGCCTTTGTCTGAATGGGCAAAGAAAAAGAATTTTAGATTAAGAGACAAGAAAGGTAGGTTTGTAAGAGGCAACTACAAGTCAATAGGATATGTTTTAAGCAAGTTTATATTTGCACAAGGAATCAAACCCTCATATTTTTTTACAAACCCTTACAACGCCTCTTATAAGAAATTACCAAAAAAAGTAACTAACGCATTTGCATTTGATCTTGTAGAAGATATTAGAGAAGCATTTAACAAAAACCAGAAAAAATGAGCGTAATAAATACACGCAGTCCTTATTTTATAAAAATAACACCAAGTTTAGGGAACTTGATATCAGCAGAAATGCAGTTATACATTTATACAGGAGAGTTCCAGACAACCCCAACAGAGTTAAGATATACGTTAACTAAAACACCAATAGGGACAAACAATTTTGTAGTTTTTGAAATCAGCGAATTGATAAAGGATTTTATTGAGTTGGAATTTGATAGTGATTATAATAGCTATGCAGTATGGGTGCGACCTGTCTTTAACTTGACAACAAGTGCAGAAAACGAAAACCCAACGCCTGTTGATTACATAGGTTTAGACGGCTACGGATATTTTGAGGAGGGTGTTAATCCAAGTTTATCACAAGACCTGTTAATGTCAAATAGAACATTATACATATTGAA